TTTAAATGAGACGCATTCGCATTTGAGAATCGTTCGCATTTGAGAATCGTTCGCAGCGGTAAATGAGAATCATTCGCATTCAGCTTGATAGGGCGGGCAGGAGGCCGTGCCACCCCCCCGCGCGCATAATACATGCACGAACATTTTACAGCTTTTTCAAGTTGTCAAAATAAGGGGGAATACGGGGCTGTTTTGGGGGAAAACAAAAAGGGGATGTTGGGGGGAAAGCCTTTAAAAGCTGTAGAAAGTTGCGCTCTCTATTTAAAAGCTTTTAAAAGCTTCTACATTCTTTATTATTTCTTTATTATAGTTGCAGTATATCGTTAGAAGCTTTTAAATATGTAATAGAGTATACAGTTAAATTTGTTATTTGTCAAGAGGAATTACAACATTGTTTAATAAAAAAGCATAATTCCGTAGGAATTGCATAAAAGACTTGACAACATCCTAATACAGCCCTATAATAGGGGTCCATGAGTACACATATATCTAAATATTTACCTCGTAATACACAAAAGCAAGGTGAGCGTGAATATACAGAACGTCAGTTAAGTTTCTTAGCAAACCTACTAAAGACGGGAGGTGATCCAAAACAAGCAGCAGAATTAGCGGGTTATTCCGAAGGAAGCTATCCTCAAGTCATTAAAGCACTTAAACAGGAGATGATAGATCTAGCCTCTGATGTACTAGCTCAGTCTGCACCCAAAGCAGCTTTTAAGCTGGTAGAAGTAATGGAAGCGGAACACTCTATTCCACAGTCGAATGTTAAGATACAAGCTGCTCAAACAATTCTAGATAGGATTGGTTTGGGTAAAGCAGAAAGAATTGATGTAAACCATAAGGTAGATGACTCTAATCAAGGGTCTTTATTTATACTACCTGCTAAAACCCCGGTAACTGTAGATGACGCAGAATACGCTGTATCCAAGGACTAGACCAAAAGGAAGAGGCATTGTACCTTTTGGATATACTCTCAACAAAGAAACAAACATGTTGGAGGCTATACCCGGATACTTAGAAGTTCTAGAAGAAACCATTGATGGTCTTTTAGATGAAAGCATCTCTTCATTACGCGAAGGGTTAGTACACATTAAGAGTAAGCTGGGAGAAGATGTAAAGATCTCTCACCAGACTCTTAGTAACTACATGGAAAAGGCTGGTAAAGCCCCTAGACAGTACAACTATCACTCTGAAGTGAAAGCTAAGATGAGTGCGAAGAAGTCAGTCAAGCAGAACAAAGATACAGTAGAATCTTTAGAAAAAAGATTACAGACAGCTAGAACAAAACTAAAAAAGAAGCAAACAACTTTTAAAAAGCTGGACGAACCTGAAGACGCTGTAACAAACGAAGGTAAGATTGTTGACTTAGAGAGTATGCCTAAGTCGGTTAGAAAAGAAGCAGAGAAAAAGAATGTTATCTTTGCTCCAAATGAAGGGCCTCAGACAGAGTTCCTTGCAGCGTCAGAAACAGACGTTCTGTACGGTGGAGCAGCAGGGGGTGGTAAGAGCTATGCAATGCTCGTAGATCCTCTTAGATACGCTCACAGAGCCGCACACAGGGCATTGATCATTAGACGGTCTATGCCAGAGCTTAGAGAGCTGATAGATAAGTCAAGGGAATTATATCCCAAAGCTTTTCCCGGTTGTAAATATAGGGAAGTAGAGAAGCTTTGGAACTTTCCTTCAGGAGCTAAAGTAGAGTTCGGCTTCCTTGAGCGTGATGCAGACGTATACCGTTATCAGGGACAAGCATATAGTTGGATAGGTTTTGATGAGATTACTCACCTACCTACAGAGTTTAGCTGGAACTACTTAGCTTCACGATTAAGAACAACAGACAGTGAAATAACGCCGTACATGCGTTGCACTGCTAACCCCGGTGGCGTAGGTGCTCACTGGGTAAAAAATAGGTATATACTACCAGCAGATCCTGATACAAGCTTTATTGGTAAAGATGGTCTTACAAGAAAGTTTATACCGGCTCGTTTAGAAGACAATCCTTATTTAGCAACGGATGGTCGATACGAGCAAATGCTTA